CGCCCACTCGGTGCTTAAGCAAATGAATGTGGCTGGCAATATCTGTTGATACCAAGAAGTGAAGCGTGCTCTTCTCGAACGGAGTCATATGGCCTTCGCGAGCTAGCATATTCAACAACTTGTCTACACGCGCCAACTTGTTGGGCGTAAGATTACGACTGGTCGATGTCCAAGCTGAGCAAGCGTGCGTAAGGTCGTCGCCGTAAGTTCCGAGTAGTTCAACTGTGTTCTTCATTGTTCTTCCCCTTATCTCAAATCAGCGGTTCTTAACCCATAATCTTGTTATAAATCTTTCGGATAACCCAACGTGAGTTCTTGCTGTGATCCTGCAAGGTTTCAAGTACAGGCTCCTTCCCTTCCGTGAAAGTGAATGGTCGGCCACCAACACGGGTCATAAACTCTGCTTCTTTTCCAGCAATGAAATCGCCAGTATCATACTTCTGGTCAAGGCCGGGGAAGTCGCCATCATTTGTTCCGTGAAGGTATGCTGTCTTGCCGCCCTTTGGAATAATAAGAACAGAATCCTGACAAAATAGCTTGCCAAGCTTTACAATGTTCTTTGTGAAGTCAGCATCATCTTGAAGATTTACTACGAAGAACGAGTTCTCGCCTACTTCAACCGCCTCTGGTGTTCCATACTTCTCAACATAGTTACCATCAACAGCAGTCACGCCATAACCCATCTGGAGAAGGGCTGCCTTGAGTTGCCGGTTACGCTCAAGATTGGCTTCCTTTGGGCTCATTTCCGTGTCAGTTGAGACATTGCTCTTATCGCTACACTTTTCGTCATCAAAGGGATCATCACGGAATGCGGTGATGACAGCAGTATCGTGTTCAGTCATATGCTGGTGGATACGTGAAAGGCTGGACTCGTTCAAAAACCTCTGCCAGTTCTCAATAATCGTTTTCATCTTAAAACTCCTTGCTTCTGCGACATAAGTGCGTCGTATGTCGGCTATTTTAATTAGTTTAAAAAGTCCATAAAAATGTTCACTTCATCCTCCCCTGACTTCAAGCCAGCGGTCAAGATACCATTTTGCTTTCTGCATATCTTCTAAGGCGTTTTCGCTTTTCTTTCCCGCCCTAGAAATATATTTTACCACATTACCGAGATGAAAGTCAAGACCCCAAGCTTCAATAACTTTGATGGCCTCGTATTTTGAAGTTCCGTCCTCATCTAATTCGCCACTCTGATAATGGCTTGGGTGGTCAACTGCTTCTTTCATTTCGTTCCTCAATAAGTTTCTTAAATTTGCGCTTCAGGAAGTTATTAATACCTCTCGGGGCATCGACCAAAATAGGAAGCGGGCCTAGGCCGGTCTTTTGTTTATGCTTAAGCATATCCAAGCATTGTACTTCACAGTCGTCAAAGTGAAGAGTGGCATTGTTTTCCATAAGCGTGTCGATCTTGCAGCTGTTGGCTGTGTAGTAAATGTCATCGACTGGAAGCCTAAGAGCCTTGACAAGTTCTTCTGGCTTTGGGGACTTATCGTGCTTCGGAAAAGATAGGCCCTGCTCTCTTGCGGTGACAATGATAACTCTGTAGCCGTCGTTGGCTAACTGCTGCATAAGGCGAATGTTGCCTAGGTGCGGCTCGCGGTAGACTGCATCGATGACATTGCCTGCCTCGTCCTTTACATATTCGTATCGGATGAGCGTATTGTCGTAATCAAACGAAACGCTAGTTCCAGTCGTCATCATTACTCTGCCCTCCTTGTGGCCCGAAGCTAGACGGGAAGACCTGTGATACTAGTTCGTCTAGATCAAGGTCACCGAAAATCTCTTTCTCAAAGGCCGCCGCGTCATCAGCAATGCGTCTGTGGTATCGAAGTGCCAACTTGTCTGCAAGATTTGTGAGCATCTTCAAGGTCTCAATTGCTGTCTCCTCGTTAAAGCCCCTCGGATATTGCTTCTCCTCCACGCACGCGGCCCAGTTGGCAACAGAGCCCTCAAGGCTAACAAGGATCAACTGAATTTCCAAATCATTAAGATCGTCAAACATAATACCACCTTTTATAAATGCCCCGCCATAAGGCGGGGGCTTTGTGTCAGCCTAGAAGCTGAAAGAACCTCTGGCTAGCTAGCGAGTCTAGAATTGACTGCCCTGCGTTCTCTGGGAGCGAGAAGTCCAAATCAAGAGCGAAAAGGCTTGCTTCCAACACTTCTGTGAATCTCTTCGCTGAGAGCTCTTCGTGAAGGCGTTCATCGTTTAGGCAAAGGTCGACATACATACCAACAAGGTCATAAGCTTGCGGCTCTGTGAGACCGCCGAGGATGCCAACTTCGCGGAGAGCATTCTGCAAGAACGGTGTAAGCACATCTGCGGTGATTGTGCCATCCTCGATGTCTGCTTCTTCGCCTTCGTCAGCAAACCTGTCGGCAAGTCCAGCCAACAATTCATAAAAATCACGACGCAAGCGAATGCTGCTCTGGCCGTTTTCTAGTTGGACAATCCGCCCAACTTCGATTGTATCTTCAATTCCCATTTGTTCCTCCTACGGACTTTTCTATTGTACCAGTAAAAATTTTTAAAGTCAAGCTCAGGATAGCTTTTTCCAGAGCTTGCCGATACGGCCTCGTGTAGAAAAGCCCCACTGGGCATTGTACTGTGGCTTCAACATATATGGCTTGTTGAGTTCTAGCATATCGCCCATACCGGTGTCAATTCCCCAGCATCGAATTCGAATATCGCAAGAGTTTATGTCGGTTACGTCCACTTGGAAGTACTCTTTGCCAGTTGATGTTGTTCGCACAACAATCTTTCTTGGAATACACCAGACCAAGCCGTAGCCGTTCTGATGCTCAGAGATAGGTACAACATTCATATTGTCGAGCTTATCAAGAATCTGGCTATCGATCACCCTGTTCAGAGGGAACTGGCCTGTAAGCTCGACCAAGAACTGGATTTCCTCTTCCTTAGTGAAGTCGCCTTCTGGTTCATAGAGCGTAATATTCTCGTCCAAGTTCTTTGGCTTACGAGGCCGATCAACTGCGATAGCCGACCAGAAGTGCTTTCTGCCTGAGAACCTATCGTCCATAAGATTGTTAAGTGCGCCGCTGCGGCATAGCACATCTAGAGCCTTCTTGTTGAGCTTGGAGTATCGCATATTCTCATTGAACAAGAAGTCCTCAACCTTCTGGAAAGGTCGGCCCTTGAAAATCTGCTCGATTGCTGTATCTCCTAGGCCCTTGACACTTGTAAGCGGCTGAATAAATGATGTACCGTCTTCGCTAACTTCCCAAGAAACGCCTGATGTATTGATGTTTAGAGGCTCGATGTGGTAGCCATAGGACTTTGCAATATTGATTGCCTTCTCCTTTCGGGTCTCTGGCTCCTTGTCCAAGAATGCACAAAGCCATTCCTGCTGGAAGTATGTGAACAGCCAAGCACACTGATACGAGATGATTGAGTATGAAACAGCGTGAGACTTGTTGAAACCGTAACCAGAGAAGAACTCAAACTTACGCCAGAGGTCTTCGGCATCGGAAGCCTTCATTCCCTTCTCAACACAACCATCAACAAAGCGGCCATAGAGCGAAGCAAGAACCTTCTTGGTCTTGCCTGTTCCCTTCTTGGTTAGAACCTTACGAAGTGAATTGCCCTCGTCAAGAGAGATGTTCTTACCCAACTGGTGAGCAAGAAGAGCAATCTGCTCCTGAAAGATAAGAAATCCATAAGTCTCTTCTGTGGTCTCCCGATGCTTCTCGTTGAAGTAAGTAATCATACCCGGAGCGCGGCGGGCGTTGATGAAGTCCTTATCGACGTTTGCAGACAAAGGACCCGGACGATAAATAGAAGTGATAGCCGAAAGGTCAATGATATTCTTTGGCTTGACGCTCTGACACAATGCCTGCGCTCCGCGCTCTGTGAACTGGAAGATGCCAGCCCAGTTGCCCTTCTGGAAGACATTACGGTATACTTTGCTATCGTTTAGGTCGAGCACATCAGGGTGCAAGTTCTCATCGTAGAACTTACGAATGTCTTGGAACGTTGGCTCTTGAATACCGTGACGGCGCTTCAAGATGTTTGTGATAGCTCCCTCGAACATACGAAGTGTTGCTAGGCCCAAGAGATCGTACTTAATGAAACCCATCGGCTCCAAGTGACGGACGTTCTGGCCCTCCGACCAAGGAGTCTGTCGAACGGATTTAGAAGAGATAAGTGGCATACGGCGATCAAGATCTTCACCGATAACAACACCACCAGCGTGACGTGAACAAGAGCGAACCTGCCCATATAGTGCGTCGATATGGTGTGCGACATCTGGGTACTTACTCAAGAAGCTTTGTAGAGAAGTAGAGAACTCCTTTACCTCTTCAAAAGTCGGGGCGTAGATACCAGCCTTGATGCCGTGCTTCTTCTTTGCGAGGGGCGTGGCCTCCTGCATCATCACGCCTGTGACCTTGTTTACCTCTGTGTAAGGGATGCCATACAACTTAGAGATGTCCTTAATTAGTGACTTGAGCTGCAAAGTATTCCAGTTTGAGATTGGAGCAACTACATTGTCGCCCCAGCGCTCAATAAGAATATCCTTGATACCCATTGCGTCAGAAACGTCAAAGTCAATATCTGGGTAGTCCTTTGCATCTGTGCGAAGGAACCGGGAGAAGAGTAGGCCGTACTTGATCGGGTCGACCTGCGTGATGTCAAGGGCATATGCAACAAGCGAGCCAGCTGCAGAACCGCGACCCGGACCTGTGATCATACTCTCGTTTGCAATCTTTACGATCTCATTCATAGTCAAGAAGTACTTTGAGAATCCACGGCTAGAGATAACGCCAAGCTCGTAACGAAGACGCTCTGTGTACTCGTTGTTGGTGTGTAGATTCTTTGCGCGGAGACCTTCCATACAGAACTTCTCTAGTGCGCTATCTTCGGTCTCGCCTGCCGGGACAACGAAAGAGGGGAGCTTGACTGTATTATCAGGCGTGAATGTTTCGATACGGTCGTGGGCAATGCTGTAAGTCTCTGTGATGGAATTCATCACTAGCTCATCATCATACTCTGTGTCGCATTCGGCAGAGTACTTCTGGTATGCCGCCCACATCTCGTCGCCATTCTTTGGGTAAAGCTCATAGCCGATCTCGTCGACGTTCTCAGGGAGCTCTGTCTCGTCTGCCCATTGTGGGCGACCCTTT